AAATTATTTTTTCCCCTTCCTTTTTTTTTTTGGGAAAAAAAATACCGCCTCGCCGTAGCGGAGCGGTTAGATTTATAACTGACCGATATAATCCAAAATACTTTCGCACATCAAGCCTTCTTCATTTGGATTATAATTTTCATCCAAACAGTTCAAAGTCAGGTAATCACCAACTTTATCTTCTATGACATCAAGTTCATCATTTGGGTCAATACCAATAGAAACAAGAAACTCTTTTTGTTTTTCTGACATTATAATCACTTCCTTTTGTACTTGTTGATTTTGTTCTTGCCTGTTTTCCATATAGTTGCGATAGTTCCAGTTTGGGGATTTACATTAACAGTTGCTTTCTCACCAATAAATCGTTGGCTTGGTCTGCCCAAACTATCAATTTTAATTTCATCAATATACAGCGGGTTTATAAGTGCATCTTTTATATCATTTACAGAAACCTTTCTTTCGGAAGCTCGCTCTTCCATATGTTTTGAAAATTTCGTTACACCAATTCCGTTAGATGTTGTTAATTCAATTTTATCATCTTTTTCCTTTTCTGTCAAGCCGCCATACACTTTCTCCCTAGAATAATCCCTCCGCAGAACTTCGCTGTTAGCGTTTATAAAGGCTTTCAATTCCTGCTGTGCCTGCCTTACTTTCTTGCGGTAGGCTTTTGCTGTGTCGGGGTCGAGAGTGCCTGCCGCAAAGCGTTTTAGCTTGCGGACTTTCCGCTCCATTGCACGCTGTTTCTGCTCAAGCTCTCGCTGCTCTTTTATCTTCTCCGCCGGTATCGGCTCAGGTATCTGCGTTCTGCCGTGTATGTACTGCGTCATTGTGTGACGGCAATTCGGGTGAAATAGCCCGTTCTTTACGGCGTATGACAGCAGCCAAAACCACTCACCGCAGTAATTTGACTTGCCTTGAAACTCGTCCTTTTCCCCCTCCCATACCGTGAATACATCATCAATGTATACTTGACCTTGCCAAGGCTCACAGGTCTTTGAACAGCCGCCATACTGCGACACAAGTACAGTATCATAGCCAAGCTCTGCAAAGCGTTTCGCCGCACCCTGCAACGCTGCCCTTGTGGAAGTTGTCCGCAGAGCCATTCGCACATAGTCTGCAATGTTCACTCGCTTGCCGTCAGCGTATACGATACAGTTTATGCCCTTGTCAAGAAAGTCCTTTGTGGCAAGGTCGATAGCCTCGTTAAGCGTCATAGAGCCTGTTCCCATTGCAAGCTGTACCCTATTCAAAGTCTGCCTGTAAATATCGTCTGTCATTCGCAGAGCGGCTGTTTCAGCGGTCTTTTCAAGGGTGGTGACGTCTTCCATAAGCTTTGCCATTTTCTTTTCGTTCACGCCAAAGAAATGCTTGTCGGGGATAGGTGTTATAGGCTCGTCAGAAAGCTCCTGGGCACTCCTTTGTGCCTGCTGCTGACCCTCTTGAAACTGCTCCGTCATAAGCTGTCTTGTCTGATCGTCGATAACGTCAACGTACTCGTTCATAATGTCGAGGTTTTCACGGCGGAAGTTCTCCATATTTTTCAGTTTCTCAGCCTGCCAAGCAGACCATTCAAAGCCGTAACGCTGTTCCTCCGCCTTGTGCCTTTTGAGATTGCGTTTCAGTGAAGATATGAGCCTTAGCTCTATCTCCTCAAATATTTTTGCGATGTCCTTAAAATTAAGCGTACTCATCACCTACCGCAGTAGGCTCACCCTCTGTAAGCCCCTTTTCCTGCATTATCCGCTTGACCTCTGCGGCTTTCCAATCGTCCTCTTTAGAACTGCCCCACAGCTCCTCCACCTGCGTTTCAACTGACATAATACCATACGTGCTTGCCTTGCCCACAGTTTCAACTCTGCTGTCAAAGTCAGGAGCACCGTACTCGCCAAAGTCAACTGTCACCTCATAAGTCTCAGGGGCTTTGCCCTGCATATTGTCATATGTCATAAGCACAGCAGAAACAAGCTGCGGCAGAGCCTTTTCAAGAGCCGTTGTGATAGTATTTCGGGTGTTGCCTGTGACGTCTTTCTTCTCTCGCTGAGCGTCCGCACTTGACATCTTGCCCACATCTATGCCAAGCGTGGCAGGAGATACAAGCCCTTGCAAACACATAAGCAGGCAATTCGTATAGCTTGCCACAAACGCTTCATACTTGATATCAGGCTGAACTACTTCTATCTTAGGTGCCGCACCCTCTGCCGAAAGCGGTGGGTCAATGCTTATGTAACTGTTGCCGAACTGGTTAGGCGCTTTAAGCTTACCGCTTGCAGGGTCTCTAGGTATCATGCTTTCGGGAATATACTGCTTTACCCTGCCTGCTCTGATAGCGTCCCACCATTGTGAGATGACCTCGTCCAAAGCGTCAAAGCAATCAGACTTACCGCCGTCAAAAATGCTCTTGCCCCTGTTCGGATACTTTCGTGATGAAAAGAATTTCAGCGGCACAGCCATTATATACTCGCCCTCAAACTCAGTTCGGGGCGGTATCTGTGCAAGGCAAGGCACGTTGTCCAAACCGACCTCGTGACCGTTATCGTCATACAGACGGCTTTCTATGTATCCCTTGCCGTAATGCTCTTCAAGGTGAAATCTCTTTGAGCCTGCATAATGCACAGAATGAAAAACGACCTCGTTCAGCAGACCTCGTACAAAGTTATACTCCACTTTGTCAGCACCGATAAACTCGACTATTGGCGTATCAGAAAGCTCAGTATCCACCGATATCTTGAAAGCTCCGTCGCCGTCAACAAGTGCGGTAACTATCGCCTTGCCTGTCAGCTCTGTGAAGTCTATATGCTCGCAGATATTCTCAAAGTCAGCCTTTGCTTTGTCCCCTGTGACCTTGATATCGTCCATATCAGAATAGACAATGTATGAAAGCGTATCGGCGATTATTGCAGGCAGACCGCTATGTATCTTGCGTATCTTTTCATTCTCAGGGACGCTGCTCCAGAATGAATTTGTGCCTAAGTTAAGCTGACGAAAGAACTGTGAAAGCTCTGCGGCGTCACCACGATACCAAAGCTGTGACCTTATCACGTCTGTCATAAAACCTGTTTTCTCTGTGATAGTTATGCTGTATTCGGGTGCAGGCTGGATATCAAGCCAGTTTCTTATCATATTTTTCACCTTGCTTCCTATGCTGAATTTAGTCAATCTTCACACTTCCTATCTTGTCACGATATGGGAGCCAAGCATACTGACAGGAATTGATAAGGTGGTCGTTGCCGTCCTCAGGCTCAGCCTTATCCTCTTTCCAACTGTATATGTTAAGCTCGCCTGTGTACTCCTTGCAATGCTCAAGGATATAAAAATCACCTGCCGCCAGCCAAGCTGACTGCAAGTGTATTCGGTCGATTATTTTCGTTTTCTTGAATGCCGGGATAAAATTATATATGCTGCCTGTGAGCCGTCCGAACTTCTGACATTCAAGTATGGTCGCCTGATCTGCGCTGTCGATATACACATCTCGTGCAAAGCCCCACGTCCTGCGGTTTTTCTCCAAGAACACCGTGAATATTTTCGGTATGTCGGAGGGCGTGAGCGGCACTTGTCTGTCACGATTGTTATACACTTCCTCGTCAAGAGTGACGCACTTTCTGTCAGCCGTTATGCCCACAAAGGTGAACGCTATGGTATCAGGTGAGGATTGCGAGTAAGCGGTGTCAAGCCCGGCTGAGAAGTACACATAATTGAAAGTTTTCGCCTGCTCTGCTGTCAAGATATTTCGCTTTTGCAGGTCAAACACAAGCCCTGTTGCACGTCCTCTCAGACCGAGTATCTTGTTCTTATACAGCTTTGTGCCTTTCGGAGCGGCAGCCATTTTCCGTTTGATATCCTCATCGGTAAGAGAAAGATTATCACGAAAAGTAAAGAACCAGTACCGCCAATTGGGTACAGGTTCTTCTGTAAGCTCTTTCATTATCTCCGCAGGCACGTCACAGGCGTATTTCTGATACGGACGTGAGCGGTTTACAAACTCTTTATACACAGGCAGAGAGGGGTCGTCAGGGTTGAGGGTCGCCATAAGGTAATCGTTACGGGTTGACATCTCACGGACAAACTCGATATCAGCGGTGTTTATCTCGTCAATATAAACGCAGCCGAACTGAGCGCCCAGCACCATTTCCCACTTATCCTTGTTGTCATATCCCAGAACATAGATTATCTTGCCCTCAAACTTGATATGCGGCAGTTTGTAGTCCTTATCACCGTTGCCGAAGTACCGAGCATTGGTGTGCAGGTCAAGAATGCCGTTATCCTGCTGAATGATAGTTTCCTCAGCCTTTCCCGTAGTCTTAGCGGCAATGACGTGAAGTTTCTTTCGACTTGCCGACACCATACGCATAAACTTTATGCCTGCGCCCACAGTTGTTTTGCCGCTTGCGGTAGTCCCCTCAAGAAAATCCGCAGACACGCCCCGAACGCTGTTGATGAAGTCCATATACTTCTGCGACAGGGGAAACTTACTCGCAATGAGTTCACTCATTTAGCCCCTCACCGCCTATCTGAGCGAAAACCTCTGAAAGCTTTTCAGAGGTCTTGACCTCCGCCTGTATCTTAGCAACATACTCTCCTGTCATTTTATTGAGGGTATCGACGGCTCTGATACGGTCAGCAGGGTCATTCTTGCCGTCCTTAGCGATATCTGACAAGAGTGCCTGCCGCTCCTTAGCGGTCATTATACGCTCGTCCTGAGCTTTTTCGGACAGCACACGGATATACTCCGCAACACTAGGATTATCTAGGATTTTGCAGGCGTCAGCTTTCGCATACTTCTCGCTGTATCCTGCCTTTATAGCACTCTGAACGGTGTTGCCGCTCTGAGCATAGTATTCTGCAAATTTCTTTTGCCGTGCTGTCATGAGGGGCACCGTCCTTTCTTTATGGTATGAAAAAAGCCCCGATTTAGTGGGGCTTTGAACACTCAATATTATTAATTTTATTGGTTATATTTCGATCTATCCAAAACAACTTTTAAATCGCCAAAAATAACCGTGGTTCCGTTATTATATATTTTTGCAATGCCACATATAGCATTTGTATCTCTTCTATACAAACCCTCAGGGTCATAGTAATCCGTAGTTTCAAAAAATCTGACTATATAAGGGTCTTCATTATATTTATTCTTCATATAATTTATCATTTTGTCATAACAAAATTGATATTTTATCGAATAAAATATATTATTCTGTTGAACTTCTTGAAGGGTTAATGTATCATCAAAATCATCTACAATGCTAACCTCTTGGGCATATTTATAGCCTTCTTTATGAATTTGACTATCTAACTGCGTTATAGTTTCATTGCGTAATCCTTCCACTAATTCTTCAAGTGCTGTTTTGTTGAAGTTTGATTCTGCTAATAAATAATCTTTAAACATTTCTTTTAGCTGATCTTCGCAATTACAACATATGCAATTTCCATTCTCAAATCCATCATAAAATATTCGGCTTTTTGCCTGTTGTCCACATAAAAAACATTTTGTAGTAAGTTTATTGCTTTGATGTTCCTCCATTTTAAACGGTTTATTACCATTAAATTTGACTACCAAGTACAATCACTCCTCATAATAATATTTCTTAAATAATATCACTAATCAGAGCGAAAATCAACGAAATGCACCGAATTTCTATATACTGCATAAATAGCATTTGTATTTTTTATGCAGTATATCAAAAATTCGACATTTATGAACTTTTTACGACGCAACGCAAAAGCGACCGCAAAATGCAGCCGCCCTTGTGAAAAATATTATAAGGAGTTAAGTAAATGGTGGAGCAGATATCAAGCTGGCTCGCTCTCGACCTGCATACGGAGCTTTCGCCCCGTCGAACTTTTTTATGGAGGTCCGCAAATGTTTGCTTGCCTTATTGGCTATTGTAATGATATCATACTATGTGCGTTCCTGCAAGTGGTATTGAGTGGTCTTGTGTGGTATATTTAATTTCTCACAGCCATTGTGAAACATTCTCAGCACCGTCTTGTAATCTCTGAAAATATAGTTGTGAGCTATCTTCTTCACCGATATGCCGTTGATGAAATACAGCTTGATTATCCTTGCAGTATCTATGGTTTCAGCTTCCTCATTGCAGAACATTTCGTCTATTTCAGACTGTATCTCCTGCGTGAGCCTTGCACGTTCTTCGCTCAGCTCCTTTTGTTTCTCACCCTTGCAGGCATAACTCAGCATTGAGCTTTCAGCCGTGTTACCGGGCGTTCCTGCCGAACTGTCATTCTTGTCATAGCATATGGCTTTCCCGTTCAGTATCCTCGCCCTGTTTTCTTCAAGATTGGCTATGAGCTTTGGTATCAGCTGATAGCGTGATATCTTTTCTTGTATTGTCAACCTCTATCCCTCCTCGATCATTCTTCCGCAAACAGGACAGAACTCAAAACGGACTTCCTTGCCGTCTGCACCAAGCTTTTCGCTCCACTCTGTCACTCCATTGCAGTATTCACAGCCTGCATATTCGGGTATGTTTACGCCGTTATGTTTCGCAAGCCCCTCGTTGCAGAGTATCAGCTCCAGTGCCTGCAATGCGTATGTGAGCTTTTCTTCCCTGTCCTGCGTTTTGTTTATCTTCCAGACCGTTGTCTGACCTCTGCGGATATTCTCCTGCATTATGCAGGCTTGTCTGAAAAACCTGCCGTTTCGCTCTTTACTGTGAAGATATTCCCGCTTGTATTCTGCCTGCTTGTCCTCGCATATCTCTTTTGACCACCCCTCATGTCTGTTCTTATAGCCAAGCTTTGATAGCTGTGAGAAATATTTGTACTCCTCAGCAGGATACTCGTCATAGATGAGCCTGCCGTCTATTGCCATATCTTCATACCGTGCGAACTCTTTTTGTGACATTCTTTTGAAATCTGTTTTAATGATTATCCCCCCTCTGTGAAGGGTTGTGAAGGGTTTGCACCCTTTTTAAAGAACTCTTTCTTTATATATATTCTTTTTATTTTCTAATACGAAAGGTTAGAAAGCCCCTTCAACCCTACACAACCCTACACACTTACAATTATTTACACATTATCAAGCGACAGTCCATTGAAGTATATACCGCCCCTTGTTCTTACTTTCTCAAAGCGTTTTGCAAGCTCCATACCGAACTTTGTTGAGCTCATACGATATTCATTGTTCTGCTCAGCCCAGTTAAGATATGCCGCAAAAAGCTGACTTGACTTAACGCTCAGACCCTTGCCCACAGTACACTTATCCTCAACAAATGCAGAGATAACGTCCATTTCACGGCGGTACTCCCTCACTTCTTCAAGGACGGCACGAGGCATTTTAAGCCCCTCTTTCTGCCACAGCAGACAGCCCTCGACCGCCCAGCGGAATATGCCCGTAAGCTCCGCCGACAGCTTGTATTTCAGCCTGCGGTCTATCTTTTCTTCGGGGATCTGCACAGTGAAGGGTATCATATGAATTCTTCGCCATATGCCCGTATCCGTTCCTCTGATGACAGGCTTATGGTTTGTCGCCATCCAAAGCTTGAACTCAGGCTTGAACTCGAACTCGTCGCCGTAAAGCTTTCTTGCCGTAACAGTATCGTCGCCTGTAAGCTGTTTGAGCAGACCCTCGTTGATACGAACACCCTCGTTAGGCTCAACGCTTGTCACGAGCCTTGCTCCTTTCAGACGGGCTATATCGCTGTTTATGGCGGTGCTCTGATTTGAGCGCACCATAATAGTTTCAGGCTGGATATTTGCCGCATAGTCCCCGAAAATATCCCTTATGATATCAATGAAAGTTGACTTGCCGTTTCGTCCTGTTCCGTATAGAAAGAACGCACATTGCTCGGTGGTCGAGCCTGTCAGGGAATATCCCACAGCTTTCTGAACGTATCTGATAAGGTCTTTATCCTTTCTGAAAATGTCGTCAAGAAAGGCAAGCCAGCGAGGACAGTCGGCATTCTCTGAATACTCAACGGCTGTCATTTTCGTCAGATATGTCATAGGGTCGTGAGGAGATATGCCGCCGCTTCGCAGGTCGATAACTCCCCCTGGTGTATTGAGAACAGTTTTAAATCTGTCCATTTGAGCAGGCAGAACAGGAACGTGGTGCATGACCTCGCTTAGCATTGCGTTCTTTGATTTGTTAGAACGGCAGGACTTCATATGCTTTTCAAAGGCTTTCGCCATATCCGTTCCCTCATCTGCGTCAAGCTGAGCGTACACTTTTGCCTCTGCCGCCATGCAAGCCACAGCCTTATCAGCAAGGCGTTTAACTGTGCCTGTCATATCGGTACACCACTTTCTGCCGTCATACCAAAGCCAGCGTTTGTCTGTATAACAGTATCTCACCTGCTCGCCGAAAAGGTCAACAAAGCGTTCTGCGTTGCCCGTATCGTCAAATGAATAAAGTCTTGTCTTGGCTTCTTCCTGCTCCACAGCACCCACAGAAATCGGCTCAGAGGGCGACTTGAAGTTAAGAGAAAATCCCCCTGCGAACTTTGGCGAATAGGTCTTGTCGCAATCTGCAATGGCTTTCTGGATCGTGAGTGCGCCATAGGTCGAACCGCTTTGCGCCCTGTCCCACTTTTCACGCATAAGACCTGAGGAACGGAATATCATATCCATTTTCTCTGCGTCACAGCCTGTCCAGAACGCAAGCATCGAGCAAAACGCCATATCAGCCTCAGACTGAGAGGTATATCCTGCGGTGCTGCCGCTGTAGAGAGACACGAACTTTCCGCCGTTCTTTGCACCTGCCGCCGCTTTGATTATCTGGTCTGCGGTGTCAAGTCTGACAGCAGGAACAGCCTTTGCCACAGGCTCGTGACCGCCGCCTATGTACTTTTCGTGCAATGGCTTTATGCTGTCGGAACACTCTGCAATGCCCTCATATTCTGAGCAGGAGTTGCCTGTCATAACGAAAAACCTGCCGTCCTCATACATCTCAACTGAGCCTTTACGTCTGCCACGCTTTGGGAGCGTTCCTCTGCATATGATATGTATGCCCTTGCCTGATTGAGATATTTCAGTATAGCTTTGCAGAGTGGAGATAAATTCAGATATGATGTTGCCGTTCTCTCCCCTTTGGTATGCCTCAAGCTCCTCCTCTTTGCCGTCAATGTCAACACCGAAATATGGACAGCCACCGAACATAAATCCTATGCCCGAATGTTTTTCTGAGGCTCTCACAGCCGTATCGAAATCGCACCATGTAGAGGGGTTATTTGACATAGCCCCTCCGCCAGTAAGTGCGTTTATCGGCACTTTCTTTATCTTCCCTCTCTTTTCATCAGGCACAGCGTCCCAGCATATCCAGTTTGGCAGGGCTTTAAGCTCCTGCGGTATTTGTTCGTACATATATCCAACTCCTAACATAAATTTTGAAAAGTCAAAGCCTTTCACTTATCACCGAAAAGCACCACTTTTGTTGCATAAAAAATACAACAATTGCAGAAATGTTGCCAAATTAAAATATAAATCATTTGTTTGCACAAAATATCATCTGCGTTTTTATACAAAAGCACTATGACTTTTCGCTTTTCTCAGAACAGCAGCTCATAGAGCATCTTCACGAACAGCAGGCCCAGCACCAGAAACATCACGCTGCGGATCTTCTTGCTGCCGCCGCGGATGGCATAGAGCGCGCCGAGATAATTGCCGGCGATGCTGCACGCGAGAGCGGGGATCGCCAGCGCCCAGAGCACCTGCCCGTGCAGGATCCAAACCACGGCGGAGGCGGCGCAGGAGGCCAGGTTGCTCGCCTTGGCGCAGCCGCCCGCGGTGATGAGGTCGAGCGAGAGCAGCGCCGTGAAGCCGAGGATCATAAAGGTGCCGGTGCCCGGGCCGACCAGCCCGTCGTAGCAGCCGAACACCAGTCCGATGAGGGCAGAGCGCAGCAGCTCCTGCCGCGGCGTATAAACGGGACGCTCCTCGGCGGGAATGTCCCGCCCGAAGTCCTTTTTGACGCTCAGAAAGACAGCCACGCAGGGCAGGGCCACGAGCATCAGCGTCTCGACGGAGCCGGTCTCGTGCACTGCGATGTGCCCCGTCTCCGCCGCCACGGCGGCCTGATGCGGTCTGAGCGCCGCGGCTATCACGG